ATCAACTGTGAAGAACTTACATTTGGTGATCTCGATGAATCAAATCATTCTGGACTCAGAAAATGGTTCAAAGACAAATGGGTAAGATTTGGACCTGATGGAAAAATCAGAGGAGATTGTGCTAGAGGGTCTTCAAAAGAAGGCAAACCTAAATGTTTACCAAGATCAAAAGCACAGGCACTGGGCAAAAAAGGCAGAAAATCTGCGGCCAGTAGAAAACGTAGACAAGACCCAAACAAAAATCGACGCGGAAAAGCAAAAAACGTAGCCACCAAAAAGAAATAGTGATATATACTAGTATCCATGGCATACTTGAATCATAACCTACCACCTTTCACATGTTTGATAAGAGATGAGTACATGTACGATCATCAAAAAGGTCACGGCGATTTTTCTGTGGCAGAAGTTCATTCAGTTGCATCCATGGAACACAAAGTTCCATTGTTTGAAGCATTGATGGAAAATGGAGTAAACTGGACACGCAGACCTATCATGGCATTCTGTTGGAAAGAAGATGCTCCTGTACATCCTATAGAAATGCATCAATACTGGAACTGTTTTTCCCCTTACATTGATGTAAATGTGCGACACAGATTGGCAAGACGCAAAGCAGAATTGATTGATTTGCATGGTGGCAGACATTGGGGCGAATACATGTTCACACTAGATTGGTCTTGGGAAAATCATGCTGGCAACACAGACTGCAATTTTGCAGAAGATCCTGAACACAAATGTGGCCACACATTTAAAATGGATGATGGAAACTTTTTCATTTATCCAAACAACAGAATTGTGTGGACTGATGATGCATACATCACAGACAGACTCACACGCAATCCAGGATACAAAATTGATCAAACAGTGTACACAGTTGAAAACAAAAGAACTGGCGGCACTTCTGATGACTACATGACCGAGTTTGGATCTAAAGGAGCCTCATACAAGGATACTAGTGAATTCAATAAATATGACAAAGACAACTCGGACGCGATGTATGGTGAAGATTAAAGAATTTGTACAAGTAGCAAAACAAATTGCAAAACCACAATCTCCAGGCAGTCGTGGTCTTAAGAAAAACAAAGAAGGCTCTGTAAGATATTTCAGTGCTGGCATGAAAAAACAAACTAGAAATCAATAGACAAATTCATTATTACGTTGTATAATAATTTTTTCAAAGGAGACAATTATGGCAATAGCAAACTTTAGTTCTGATGATCAAGCCAAGATTAAACAGATCATTCAGCAAGGCACAAATGTAAAACAAGAAGTACAAGATTTAAATGAAGGATTGCGTGACACAGTTAAAGCAGTAGCACTTGAACTTAACATAAAACCAGCAGTACTGATGAAAGCAATTAATGTTAGATTCAAAGACAGTGCGGCAGCTGAACGTGAAGATTTCGAAGACTTAGAAGTATTATTAGACATAGCAAGATAAGGAGCATACATGAAAAAAGAAATAAAAACCAAAATGCGTAAGTGGATCCAAGATCCAAAAAACGAGGATGACCTATTTCAAATTATAGACTTTTGGGAGGATTTGGGAACTACACCAATGAATGCCTGGTGTAAATTATTAGACCCCCAATTGGAGAATGGGTCGATTACTCATGCGGAACAGGATACATACGCACATTTTATAGCTAGAATTGCCAAGGACACATTATTAAAAAGAGGATATACATGGGGGGAATATATATGAAATATATTATTACACTATTAGTTTTTTTATTTGTTACACCAACATACGCAACCACTATTGAAATGTTGAACAAAAGAGACGATGGGGCTAAAATGGTTTACTCACAAGACATCGTGCAAGTTGATCCTGGCACAGTGATTACTTGGGTACCAACAGCAAAAGGTCACAATGTAGAATTTGTTGCTGGGCCAATAGGTGCAGAATTACCAAAGAAAAGCAAGATGAATGCAGAAACAAGCCACAGTTTTGATATGCCAGGCATATACTACTATGTGTGTACACCACACAAAGCTATGGGCATGATTGGTTTGGTTGTTGTAGGCAATGATGTCTCTAACAGGGAACAAATTGCAAAAGTAAAAGCAGTAGGAAAATCAAAGAAGAAATTAGCAGAGTTACTTGATTCTTTATGAAACTAGACACAATCTTAAAATGGTTAGCAACGTCAATTTTAATTGTAGGTACAGGCGTTAATGCTTTCGGAATATATCCGTTAGGTGCTATCATACTTGCACTAGGAGGTCTCATATGGCTGGCTGTTTCTTGTATGTGGCGTGAACCGTCTTTGATTGTGACCAATGCTGTTTTATTCCTTGTAGGCTCAGGAGGAATCGTGTTAAACTATATCACATGAGTTACGTAGACGCATTATTTGACCGAGAAGCAGACAAGATATCTGTGGTAGAACGCAGAGAAGGCAAGAGATATTTCACAGAATATCCTGCTCGTTATGTGGCTTACTATGATGATCCCAAAGGCAAATACAAAAGCATATATGGTAATCCAGTCAGTAGGATAGCCACCAAACAGGGCAAAGAATTCAAACGTGAATGTGCTTTTCACAAAGACAAAAAAATGTATGAGTCAGATGTAAATCCAATCTTTAGATGCTTGGAAGAAAACTATCTGGGCAAAGAGACTCCAAAATTGCAGTGTGCGTTTTTTGATATTGAGGTAGATTTTGATCCAGCAAAAGGTTATGCCAAACCAGCAGATGCATGGTCTCCTATAATTTCTGTCACTGTGTATTTGGATTGGTTAGATCAATTGATTACTCTTGCAGTACCACCCAAGAACTTTCCTAATCCAGAAATTGTAGAACAACAATTTGAAAACACAATGTTGTGTCCAGATGAAGCAGACATGTTGGACAAGTTTATCACAATCATAGAAGATGCTGATGTAATATCAGGTTGGAACTCAGAAGGATTTGATATTCCATACACTGTGCATAGAATTGCTAAAGTGTTGAGCAAAGACGACACAAGACGTTTGTGTTTGTGGAACACATTTCCACGCAAAAGAACATTTGAACGTTTTGGCAACGAAGAAGTCACATATGATATAATAGGCAGAGTGCATCTGGATTATATGCAACTGTATAGAAAATACACATATGAAGAAAGACATTCATACGCATTAGACTTTATATCCAAGCATGAACTGGGGGAACAAAAGACTCCTTATGAAGGCACACTGGATCAATTGTACAACGAAGACTTTGTTAAATTTATAGAATACAACAGACAAGATACAGCACTGCTGGGCAGACTTGATGCCAAACTTAAATTTATTGATCTTTCTAATGAACTTGCACATCAAAACACTGTGTTGATACAGACCACAATGGGTGCTGTGGCAGTGACTGAGCAAGGCATCATCAATGAAGCACACAGACGTGGTATGGTTGTTCCTGACAGAGTAAGGCGTGAACCAGGATCAGATCCTGCGGCAGGTGCCTATGTGGCATATCCTAAAAAAGGATTGCATGATTGGATTGGATCCATTGACATCAATTCACTTTATCCAAGTGTGATCAGGGCATTGAACATGGGAAATGAAACTATTGTTGGACAACTGCGGCAAGACTTGACTGAAGACTTTATAGATGGAAAGATGGCACAAAAAGTAAGTTTTGCAGGTGCATGGGAAGGCCAATTTGGCACACTAGAGTATGGTGCTGTCATGCGTAAAGACAGAGCACAAAGCATCACAATTGATTGGGAGAATGGAGAGTCCAATATACTCAGTGCGGCAGAAGTGTATGATTTGATCTATGATCAAGGCAATCCATGGTTCTTGAGTGCAAATGGCACAATTTTTACACATGAATTTGCAGGTGTGATTCCAGGCTTGTTAGAACGTTGGTATGCAGAAAGAAAAGAAATGCAAGGCAAACTACAACAGGCAATTGATGCCGGAAACAAAGTAGAACAAGAGTTTTGGGATAAAAGACAATTGGTCAAAAAAATTAATTTGAATTCACTGTATGGTGCATTACTCAATCCAGGTTGTAGATTCTTTGACATAAGAATCGGTCAATCAACAACATTGACTGGCAGATGCATAACAAAACACATGGCGGCAAAGACCAATGAAATCATTTGTGGCACATATGATTATGTTGGACCATCTGTGATATATGGGGACACAGACTCTGTGTATTTCAGTGCCTATGCTCCTTTGAAAGAAGAAATAGATGCAGGCAACATTCCTTGGTCAGAAGATTCAGTGACTCAACTGTATGATTCTGTTGCAGAAGAAGTTAACAAGTCGTTTACAAAATATATGCAAGATGCTTTTAATTGTCCATCATCCTATGGCAAATTGATAAAAGCAGGCAGAGAAGTTGTTGGATCAAAAGGATTATTCATTACAAAGAAAAGATATGCTATCAAGATATATGATTTAGAAGGAAACAAAGTAGACAAAATAAAAGCCATGGGGTTAGATTTAAAACGTTCAGACACTCCAAGTTACATACAAAATTTTCTATCAGATGTGTTGGACAGAGTGCTAACAGGAAAAGAAGAACAAGAAATAATGGAGTTTATTGCTGACTTTAGATTAGAATTTAAGAAGATGCCAGGCTGGGAAAAAGGATCACCAAGACGTGTAAACAAACTCACAGAGTATCATTCACGTGAAAAACGCAAAGGCAAAATAAACATGCCTGGACATGTGAGAGCGGCCATCAACTGGAACACACTCAAAAAGGTTTATAATGACAGATATTCCATGGATATCATAGATGGGCAAAAATGTATTGTGTGCAAACTTAAAGACAATCCCATGGGATACACGTCTATTGCATATCCAACAGATGAATTGCGTATTCCAGAATGGTTCAAGGAAATGCCATTTGCAGATGATGAGATGGAAGCAACATTGATCAATAAAAAGTTAGATAATTTGATAGGTGTGCTGGATTGGGATTTAGGAAATTCAGAAGCCGATAATACATTTGATAAATTATTTGGGTAATGGCATCAAGATATCAAATAAAAGAAGCAGTCAAGATTCTTAAAGAAGCATGTAATGAAAACTTTGATATGTTCAAAAGTGAGTTGCATCAAGATCTTCAATCACTAGAAAATTATATTCAAACTTCAGATGAAGCATATCAAATGATCAATAATGATATGGGTAAAAGTCTTGCTATGGGGTTTGATGAAAAATTTTTTGAAACATTAAAAATTGAACACAATCAAAATGTAGAACACTTTATTAAAACATGGCTGGTAAGACAAAGTGATTGGCGATATCCAATGGTATGGCTTTGTCCTACAACATTACTTTACACAGAACAAGGAGTTAAATCACATTTGGTGTATGTGCTGTCTAATAAATTTAAAATGAATGACATAGAACAACACTTGCGTAGCAATCTTAGAGAGAAATCTAATCCCCAACAGTACAGACATAAACCATTAGAAATACATGGCGACATCCCAGATATGAATGTTCCATATGGACAAATTGGTAATATTGTGTGTCTTGATTATTTTCCGTATTTGTCTCTAGAACAGATGAGAAATTTGATATCATCTTTCAATCAGATGTTAAAACCAGGCGGGTCTGCATTTATACATTTTAGTGATGCTGACCAAGAGCGTGAATGGAACTCGGTAGTGTCAAAAAAACGTACTTACTGTACAGAAACAATAATAAAAAAGATGGCAAGAAAGTTTGATATGAAGTGTGAGTTTCATCACATTGAAGATCATTATTCATTCTTATCCATGCAAAAGCCTGGAGAACTTGGAAGTATCAAAAAAGGCCCAACCAAAATGGAAAAGATTGGCGAATAACATTTGACTTTTGATCTAATTACTTTTATAATGAAGTATAAGGAGATACACATATGAAGGATATACTACAAGACATTGTCAAGCACACACATTCATTAGGATTTATTGATCTAGTTAAGATAGTAGGTGACGACACAAAAACAGAAATGGATGCAATGGCTGAAGACAGATCAGTTGTTGTAAAAGCAGAATTTAATAAACCTGTTGCAGAAATGAAAGGTACATTTGGAATGCCTAACTTAGGTAAGTTAGACATTATTCTTAAGTGTCCTGAATACAAAGACAAAGCAGATATTACTGTAAACACACAAGATCGTAACGGTGAAACTGTTCCAACAGGATTGCATTTTGAAAATGCAAATAAAGACTTCAAAAATGATTATAGATTTATGAATTCAGAAATAGTAAATGAAAAATTAAAGTCTGTAAAATTTAGAGGAGTAAATTGGCATGTAACCATGAAGCCAACCATGCCATCTGTACAGCGATTGAACTTTCAAGCACAAGCCAACTCAGAAGAGAATGTGTTTACTGTGATCACTGAAGATGGAAACTTAAAATTTAAGTTTGGTGATGCTTCATCACATGCTGGTGAATTTGTATTCGAAACTGGTGTGACCGGTGAGTTGACTAAATCGTGGGCATGGCCTGTGGCACAAGTTACACAAATTTTAAAATTGATAGAAACTGCTGATTGCGAAATGAGTTTTTCAGATGATGGTGCATTACAGATTGTACTTGATTCAGGCGTTGGCAAATATCAATACATACTTCCTGCACAAAGCAAGTAATATGAGAATTAACCTTACTGAAGAGCAAAAGGATTTCGCTCATTTCCTCCCTGCTACCAGTGGGTTTTACGCTACTTTCATTGGGAAACAGATGCATACCGATTACGTCGATCCTTCACGTATCCCCTCAAACTTCAAACATGGTGTTGAAAGTTTGAACTATCTGAATCCCAATGAAGGCCAGTTTCAATACAAATGGTGTTTGTATTCGGCTGGTCATGCCGATTTGGATCTATCCAAAGACTCCCCCAAAGAAGATATGTTTCGAAAACGTGACAGATCAACATCATGGGTGTTAGGTGACTCAGGTGGATTTCAGATAGGTAAAGGCAAATGGGCAGGTGACTGGAAAGACCCAGCATGTCCTAAAGCACAGAAAAAACGTGAACTGGTATTGAACTGGATGGATACACACATGGACTATGGCATGATACTTGATATTCCTGCCTGGGTTGCACGTTCTCCGGAAGGAGCCACAGCATCAGGTGTAGGCAGTTATGATGAAGCACTAAAGGCCACAGATATCAACAATGAATATTTCATGAAGCACAGGACAGGTGCTTGTAAATTTTTAAATGTGTTACAAGGCGAAAATCATGCTGATGCAGATGCATGGTATGAACACATGAAACACTATTCAGATCCAAAACAACATCCGGGCAATCATTTGAATGGTTGGTCAATGGGTGGACAAAATATGTGTGATGTACATCTAGTCTTAAAAAGATTGGTTGCATTAAGATTTGATGGATTGCTGGAAAAGGGTGTGCATGATGTGATGCACTTCTTAGGCACATCTAAATTAGAATGGGCAACACTGCTGACAGACATACAGAGAGCAGTACGCAAATACCACAATGAAAACTTTATGGTTACATTTGATTGTGCATCACCTTTCCTTGCAACTGCAAATGGACAAATTTATTGTGAACTAGAAACAGAAGACAGAACCAAATGGGTGTACAGAATGGTTCCAAGTATAGATGACAAAAAGTTATCCACAGACACGACACCATTTTCACAGGCATTTATAAGAGAAGGCAAGCATTCAAGTTTCTTAAATTCACCTATTACAGATGGATTACAAGCAAAGGACATATGCATTTACGGGCCAGGTGACCTTAACAAAGTTGGTAAAGAAGGCAAAACATCTTGGGATTCTTTTTCATATGCAGTTATGATGGGCCATAATGTTTGGATGCACATCAACGCAGTGCAAGAAGCAAACAGGCAGTATGACAAAGGTATTATCCCTGACATGTTGGTTAATGAAACATTTGATAGGATTATGTTCCGTGATATTGTAGAAGCCATATTTGCAACGGATGACAAAGAAGTAGCAGATGCTATAATAGAAGAGTACTCAAATTATTGGATGAGTATTATAGGAACTAGAGGAGCAACAGGCAAAAAAACAGTTAATGCATCAACACAATTTGGTAACTTGTTTGAGGAAATATAATGACAGAATTTACACAAGGAATACAAGGAGCATTCAAAGAATTAATAAAAAGTTCGTTGGCTCTGGCACTAATCTACACCACCGGCCATATCTGTATAGCAATGATAGTTGTTAGTACAATGACTGGAGCCAGTATATGGGAGGCAGGTGCTGTTGCATTAGTTGAACCTTCTATTAATGGATTATGGTTTTATGTTTTACATTCAACATGGAAAAAAGTGAAAGGATTATAATGGCATCTGCAAAAATTTTGAATTTTAAACAAGAATTGAAAAAACTAAAAAAGACTGTCAAACAACTTGAAGCACAAAGAGAACTGAACCGATCATGGGATCACAAAGAAATATTGCTAGATGCTAAAAAGAAAAAATTACAAATGAAACAACTTTTAGACGAACTTGAAGAAATGAGAGGCTCAGATACCTCTGATGAAAGTTTAAACAAATGGATAGACGAAAAGTTTGATAATGATGAAACGTGATTACGCAACAGGTGTAACAGACACTGCTGAATTTTTTGTAGGCACTGAAGTAGAAAAAACTCCTACACAAGGAATGAAGACATTGTTTGTGGTCAAGCATCAACAGTACAAAGACATCGAAAAGTATGCAGAAGAAAATAATTGTACACACATTTATCTTGGAGCCAATCATTGTTTCAAATATTTTGATACCCTTGATAAAGAAATGTTGATGCCAACAATAAAAAGATTATTAGAAAATTATCATGTGACCCTTGATGTTCCTGGCAACGCAGACTTAAATGAAATAACAAATTTTCTATCCAATCCAAAATTTTCAATAGTGTATGCAGTGCCTGTAGAAAATATTATGGAAATGAAAGGCAATGTAATTTTTAAGATTGATGACAAAGACTTTAAAGCAACAAATCCTGGAGTATGGTGTTGGTCAGTACGTGACCTTATAAAAGAAGAACATTTTACTGACTGGAATGAATATGGAGATGATGAAATACTATGAACACAATATGGGTAACATTTAGTAAAGAAGGCATACACAAATATCCTGCGGCACTTACTGATCCTAAATTAGCAACAGGTGATGAATATGATGTGTCCTTTTTGGGATATCCGCATAGGCACATATTTCATTTTAAAGTATGGATTGAAGTATTTCATGATGACAGAGATATAGAATTTATACAGTTCAAAAGATGGCTTGAAAATTTATATGGTGATGGCATAATAGAACTTGATTATAAAAGTTGTGAAATGATGGGCGAAGATTTGGCAGAACAAATCAAAGCAAGATATCCAGGCAGATATATTAAAATTTCTGTAAGCGAAGATGGAGAGAATGGTGCTGATATGGAATTTCCGTTTGCGGAGACAATGAATTGAGCAATCCAGGACCATACAGATACAAAACAAAAGTAATTGTATCAAGCACAGACACGAGTGACAGAAATTCTTATTATGCTGTTGAAGGTGGTGCATTGAACAGTGGATACAAAGACTTTGACGTTGGATGTATAGTGAGCAATGACTTAGGACTAAAAGGTTGGACATATGGTAAAGACTTTTATTTTGAAGATGCAGGACTTGATTGTGTTGTGTTTTCATGCGACAAAGCAGAAATACAAAGTTATTTGAATTTAAGATTTAAATGTGTTGACGAATCAGAAAGTTTATATGTATGAGAATAAAATCTGAAATAAAATTAAATTTTGACGATGTGCTGTTGCAACCCAAAAGATCAACATTGACATCACGTGCTGATGTTAAAATGACACGAACATTTAATTTTATTAACTCTGGTAAGCAATTAGAATTTTGTCCTATATTTGCAAGTAATATGGATGGCGTAGGAACATTTTCTATGGCAAAAGTTTTACAGGAATACAAAATGATGACTGTGATCACAAAGTCAACCACAATTGATCAATGGAAACAAGCGGCAGGCACTGGTCTTAGATTACAGTCTGTTTCTGTGTGTACTGGCACAAATGTGATGTGGGATCCAGATGCTCCTGATTACAACACTATGACGCAAGTGTTAGACAGTTTTCCAGATGTAAAATTTATTACTGTTGACGTTGCCAATGCATATCACCAAAACTTTATTGACTTTGTGAAACGAATACGTGATGAGTATCCAACCAAAATAATAATTGCAGGAAATGTTGTTTCGCCTGAGATGACAGAAGAACTGATTTTGAATGGTGCAGACATTGTTAAAATAGGAATTGGTCCTGGATCTGTATGTACAACTAGAACAATGACAGGTGTTGGTGTACCGCAGTTTTCAGCAATACTTGAATGTTCAGATGCGGCAAATGGTGTTGATGGACATATCATGGCAGACGGCGGTTGTGTGTTTCCAGGAGATATCGCAAAAGCATTAGGTGGCGGGGCTCATATGGTTATGATAGGCGGCATGCTGGCAGGACACGATGAATCAGAACAAAAAATAGTAGATGGACAAGTAGAATTTTATGGCATGAGTTCAGATAGAGCAAGAGAAGTGCATGGAAAAAGAAAAGATGGTTATCGTGGCAATGAAGGAAGATTGATTACATTACCATACAGAGGACCAGTCAAAGAAACAGTGGAAGATATACTTGGCGGTGTGAGATCTTCTGCAACATATATTGGAGCAAGAAGGTTGAAAGATATGCCAAAATGTGCTACCTTTGTAAAGACACACAATGTAATAAACAGAGTTTATGAACAATACACAGTAAAATGATTTTTATAGTAGACATAGAAGCAGTTGAAACAAGATACACAGCACAATGGAAAAAGTATTTGCCTAAACAATTAGGTAGACACACAAATCAATCTGTGATGACCATATCAGGTGGCGATACTCCACAAGCAACTACTCCAGGAGCATTCTTAAATTTTGGAGGCACCAATGTGTACAAATCCAAGCAATTAGAAAAAATTGGCCAAATGTTTTGTGACGGTGAAGTGAAAGATGGAGATTATTTTTTGTACACTGATGCATGGAATCCTACTGTGATCCAACTGCGATATATGGCAGAACTGTTGAATGTAAAAATTAAAATAGGCGGTATGTGGCACGCCGGTTCATATGATCCAGCAGACTTTTTAGGCAGAATGATTGGTGATAAACCATGGGTGCGAAATGCAGAACGTTCTATGTATGATTGTTATGATGATAACTTCTTTGCCACAGACTTTCATATCAATATGTTTGCTGATACATTGAACTTGAATAAAGACAAAATCACAAGAACTGGTTGGCCGATGGAATACATGGACCAAGAATTAGAAGCATTTAAAGATATGCCTAAAAAAGATATCATACTGTTTCCGCACAGAATTGCTCCTGAAAAACAGCCAGACATTTTTTATGATTTGAAAGATTCATTGCCACAATATGAGTTTGTGGTAGCACAAGAAAAACCAAGATCCAAAGATGACTATCATAATTTGTTGGCAGAATCAAAATTATTATTCTCGGCCAACTTGCAGGAAACATTAGGAATATCCGGCTTTGAAGGTTTATTGTTGGATGTTATTCCGTTAGTTCCAGACAGACTAAGTTACACAGAGATGTTTGACAATTTCAAATATCCTGCAGAATGGACTCTCGATATGAAAAAATATATGGAACACAAAGACAAAATTCTAAATACAATTTGTAATTACATGGACAATTATGATTCATTCAGAATAAAGATGCAACATCAAAAACAATCACTCATGAAAGAATTTTTCCATGGAAAGAACTTGTATCAAAAAATTAATGACAGTATACTAAAATTATAACATCAAAAAAAAGGAACATAGTATGACACAGACTTCCAACATAATCAAACAAAGAGTTAAAGATGCAGGTGCGAGGGCATGGGCCAATGACAACATCAGCGAATTTATCGAAGAGGGAGAAAAACAAAAACTTATAGACGAGGCTATCCCGGCATTTGAAAAAGTGTTGCAGAGCCTAGTGATAGACACAGAAACTGATCCCAACAGCATGGACACCGCTAAAAGAATGGCCAAAATGTACATCAATGAGATCATGTCTGGTCGATACGACACAATGCCGAACCCTAGTGCATTTCCAAATTACATTGAAGGAGGCTATGAGGGTATGTTGGTTGTGAGAAGTGAACTTACAAGTTTGTGTTCGCACCATCACCAAACGGTCAAGGGTGTTGCATACATTGGTATCATCGCAGGACCTAAACTATTAGGATTGAGCAAATACACAAGGATCGCACAATGGTGTGCGAAAAGAGGCACACTACAAGAAGACCTGAATGTGATGATCGCAAACCAGATTGAGGAAACAACAGGAAGTAAAGACGTAGGAGTATATATTCAGGCCACACACGGCTGTTGTGAAAACAGAGGTATCAAGGCACACAGCAGTTTGACACAGACGACTGTATTACGTGGAGCATTCAAGAATGATCCAGCAACTAAAAAAGAGTTTATGGACAATGTGAAACTACAACAACAGTTCGCGTGTTAATTAATGCCTAAGAAAAATAATATATCATGGCAAGACATAGACAAACTTACCAAGACACTAATACGCAAAATAGGTAAAACAAAATACGATTCTATACTTGGCATCACTAGAGGAGGATTAATTCCAGCGGTGAAGATAAGCCATGCACTTGGTATTCCATTACAGCCTGTAAACTATCACACACGTGATTTTGGTGGCATGGGGCATGAGTCAATGGGGATAGATTTGATGGATGAAATGTTGTGTGATCCTCCCAAAAAATACTTGGCAATCGATGACATCAATGATTCCGGACTTACAATAAACGAACTATCAACAGAATTCAGAAACTGGAATATGAATGTTGAATGGGCGGTGCTACATGATAATAAACCATCTGTGGCGACAGTAAAATATTTTGCTAAAAAGATTGATAAGAATAAAGATCCTGCTTGGATAGTTTATCCGTGGGAAAAATAATCTTCACACTCACCTTCACGATATAAATCCAAAGTCATACAATGCACTCCGCCATCCCAAAAGTGTCTGTGTCTGAATGGTGCAATAATAGGTTGTATTTTATGACTCTCAAAATATTGGAATAACTCTTTGTTGTATGAATTCACTACAACTGTTTCTTGATTTATCATATGCACGTTGACATCGAACACAGTTTCTTCCACATACCCTACCCACTCAGTTAACCATGTCTCAACAAAATCTGCAAACTCATCATTTTTTTCTTCACCTGGCACCCACCATCTGCCTTTGTTTTTGTCTTTGATGTCTAACCATCCTTCTACTTTATCAAGATTAGAATCTGCTATGTAATGCACATCCCAGCCTGGAAATGTTTCATCATAATTCTGTATATCATTTAAAGAAATCAATACACCTGGCTTGCAAGGATGGAAACAACAATCATTGTGTCCACCTATTTCTAATTGATACACTTTGATTTGCGGATAGTACTCGTTGAGAATACGTTTGAATTTTTCATTGTATTCTGAATCATAGTTGCCTGCATCTGTGTCTAGGTATAACCTGTTGCCTATCAAAGTTTGATGACCTCCATGTAGTCCTTTGAATCCATGATCTACAGGAATAATACATTGTTCAATAGGATCTTCCATTACATTAAACAATGATTTCATCATGTTACGATCACCTATCAAGTTTACAAACATGTGATCGCCTATTACTACTTGACAATCTCTAGGCATGATAGGTGGTCTTGGTATCAATGATTTTGGTTTCCAAGCCTTGTGTTCAAATGCACCTGCATCATTTAGATAGTCTTCTATTGTCTCAGACTCATCTATTAATGTCCGAGTAACTTGAACATTTTGATCTTTGTATAATTTTTCTATTCTATCTATATCTTCGTTTGTTTCAATACAGATTTTTTGTAATGATTCTCGTAACTTTTGGTTTTTAACTGGCTCAAAAAATTTTTCAGAATAACAGGACCCAAGCATGATTGATTTCACAGGATCCCATGGAGACCATCTTTTAAATTGGCGTAACATTGTATTATATAAGTATTTAATGAATGAATGAATGGGGTAAAGTTAAAAAGGTTATTGTTGGCACTGCCACGAGTGCGAGATATTTGCCTGATGAATTAGGTGTAAGGCACATCAATTATGCTGATCGATCATTACAAGATTCTATTCCTGCTGGAGCATATTCACAAACAATTATAGATGAAGCAAATGAAGATTTGGAATCATTAGCAAAGATTTACAAAGACTTTGGAACTGAAGTATCCAGGCCTGAACCAGCAGAAGTAAATCATTATTTGTATTGCCCACGTGATAATATTTTAACCATTGGTGAAAAAATAATAGCATCACCTATGTCCATGAACTGTAGAAAAGATGAATACAAATATATGTGCAAAGTTACAGATGATCTCACTGCAACACAATTCATCCAAAAAGATTATGAAGACGGTTGTATTATGAACAAAAACAAATTGGCTACTTTGAATTTTACTCCCATGTGGGATGCCGCTAATGTGCTGAGAGCAGGCAGAGATATTTTGTATCTACATTCTAATACTGGTAACTATGCAGGAGCAGAACAATTACAAAAATTACTAGGTCCAAATTTTAATGTTCATATTATTTCAGATGTGTATTCCTATTCTCATTTAGACAGTACCATTGCTTTGTTAAAACCTGGCACGGCACTAATAAATCCTAGCAGGATTAGAAGTAAAGATGTTCTGCCTTACGGTATGCGTAACTGGGATCTAATAGAATGTCCGGAACCTATAGAAATGAATTATGCAGGCACTGAAGCAATGATGAGTCAATGGACTGGCATGAATTGTGTTAGTCTTGATGAGGACACTGTGGTTGTACAATCCACGCAAACCAATCTGATCAATGTGTTAGAAACAAAAGGATTCACAGTGATACCTGTGCATATGAGACATCAGAGATCTTTGAGTGGCGGTCCACATTGTTGTACTGTTGAACTAGAACGTGATTATGAATTGGAGTACACTTTTGATAACAAAAATTAAAGTATGCTGGAATATCCAAGACTTTATCAATCTCGATTATAAAACATTAGGCGGATACGGATCCAACAATTATATTCAATACAGTCAAGACTCTTACAAGCATATCATCAACAATGATGTTTACAGTATGCCAAACCCTATGCCAAAATTTGTAGATGAAGTAACAGCACAATTTGATTATGACATTGTTGCTGTTGCATTCAACAGAACACCTCCTGGTAATATTTTGCCACTGCATTCTGACTTGTATGAAAACTATGTAAAAGCATACGAAATAAATGACATCAATGATATTCATAGGTATATTATTTTTCTAGAAGATGCTAAAATAGGACACATGATGCAGATTGAAAATAATGTGTTTACTCAATGGAAAGCTGGAGATGTATGCAGTTGGCAAGGTTCAACTTTACATGCCGCCTACAATATGGGATATGAACATCGATACACAATGCAGGTAACATGCTCGAACAAATAAAACAATTCGAAGACAAACTGTCTAAATTTACAGGTGCTCCATATGTTATAGCAACTGATTGTTGTACTCATGCGTTAGAAATTGCACTTAGATATACTGACCCAAAAAAGATCACAAGCACTGCATTTACATATTTGAGTGTGCCTATGTTGTTTCACAAGTTAGGAATAGAATATGAATTAACCGGTGAGGAATGGATTGGCGAATACCAATTGCATGGATCAAATATCTGGGACAGTGCATGGCAACTATCTCCTGATATGTATCGACAAGGACAAATTCAATGTCTAAGTTTTGGTAACGGCAAACCTTTGGATGCCAAACGTGGCGGTTGTATACTGCTTGATGATAAAGAACAATATCGAACTATGAAACGTATGTCGATGGACGGTAGAGATCCTGATATATCATGGAAAGAACAAGATACTTTTATACTTGGTTATCATTACAATATGTCTATAGAGCATTCAATACATTGTAGTAAACTATTAGATTCATACATATCAAATGAACAATACGAACCAAAAGCAGGTAATCATAGAGATTGTAGGGAACTTACATTTGACATTACCTAAATAACATAATATACTATAAACATGTCTGACAAAAAGTATTATTATTCCGAGATCTTCCATTCTATCCAAGGTGAAGGACACTATACTGGTGTGCCTACTGCATGGATAAGATTTTTCCTTTGTAATTTACAATGCAATGGATTTGGACAAAAAGATCCAACAAATCCAGAAACATATGAACTGCCATATGAAGACTTCGATCCAATGACTGTAAACAGAGTTGAAGATTTGCCTGTGTGGAAACATGGTTGTGATTCTTCCTACACATGGGCAAAAAAATTCAAACACTTGATGGGGCATGAAACTCCAGAAGTGTTAGCAGACAAAATTGTAGATATTCTCCGCAACGACTCCAATCCTGACGGATTGTTTAGACATCCTGTGTCAGGTCAGACACAACATCTTTGTTTTACTGGCGGAGAGCCATTGATGTTGATGACACAGGATGCCATAGTCGGTATTATGAAATCTTTACAAGAACGTGAAAATACTCCAAGTTCAATTACATTCGAAACTAATGGCACACAAAAGTTGAAAGACACAACCAAAGAGTTTTTGGCAAACATGGAACAAGAAGTATTCTTTTCAGTCAGTCCAAAACTGTGGTCTGTAGCAGGTGAGAAGGCGGCAAAAGCAATAAAACCTGAAACAGTTGCAGAATACAAAGAAACAAGGGATCTTGGACAACTTAAATTTGTGGTTGGACACAGAGATAGAGAGTGGGAAGAACTTGATTCTGTGGTCAAACAATTCAGAGATGTTGGTGTTGATTGGCCTGTTTGGGTTATGCCTGTTGGAGCAAGAGAAGAAGAGCAGAGCATGTCAGCAGGAGAAGTTGCCAAAAAAGCGTTTGAACGTGGTTTTAATGTAGCGGCCAGAGTTCATGTATATCTGTTTGGTAATGCAATTGGTACTTGACAAATTTGGTAAGAATGCTTATAATAATACTATGTTAGATAAAATGAAAAACATGTTTGGTGGTAAGAAAAAGAATAAAGTACAAACTCCGCTGACAGAAAAAGAAATAGCAACAAAAGAAGGTAAACCTTACGTGAAGGTTTTGGAAACAAAAGTCGATGCTGACAATCCAAAGATGGGTTATTTTGAATTGGATTGGAACAAACATTTTGTAATCAACTTGAAAGAACATGGATACTCAGGCAACACTGATGAAGAAGTTGTTGATCATTGGTTCTCGGTGTTGTGTAATACTATTGCCACAGAAGATACCCCAATGGGTAGAAGCACAGAAGAAATAGTAAAACGCACAGTGAGAGAGGATGGCAAAACTGAAATCTCCTAAAACATATCTACTGTTTGATTCTGCCAACACATTCTTTAGAGCAAGACATGTTGTGCGTGGTGATGATATAGATACCAAGACAGGCTTGGCATTACATATTTGTATCAACTCAGTCAAAAAATGTTGGGAAAGATTTAAAGCAGATCATGTTGTGTTTTGCTTCGAAGGTAGGTCTTGGCGTAAAGATACATACACTCCATACAAAGCAAATAGGAAAGAAACACGTGATGCTATGTCCCCAGCAGAAATGGAAGCAGACAAAGTGTTTTGGGAATCATTTGATTCGTTCAAAGAATTTGTAGAAACAAAAACAAATAGCACAGTATTACAGCACCCAAGACTGGAAGCCGATGATTATATTGCAGGATGGATTCAATCACATCCAGATGACAACCATATTATAGTAAGTTCTGATTCTGACTTCTACCAATTGATTGCTCATAATGTTTCACAGTACAATGGCATTACTGATGTGTTGATTACACATGAAGGCTTTTTCGATGAACATGGTAAACATATCATAGACAAAAAAACAAAAGTAGAAAAAGAAGCACCCAATCCAGAATGGTTGTTGTTCGAAAAATGTATGCGTGGCGATTCGTCAGACAATGTGTTTTCAGCATATCCAAAAGTAAGGAAAAACAAATTGCTAGAAGCATTCGAAGATCGACACAATCAAGGATTTGCATGGAATAATATTATGAATGCAAGATGGGTTGATCATGAAGGCAAAGAAAGAATAGTAAAACAAGAATATGCTACAAATCAACAAGTGATAGACTTGACACAACAACCTGATGATATAAAAGAGATTATGTTTTCAACAATAGCAGACACAGAAAATAATCCAAAACAGGTTGCAAATGTTGGTATACATCTGTTAAAATTTTGTAGTAAACATGAACTAGTAAGGATTAGAGACAATGTCAAATTTTATGCAGAGCCTTTTAACGCAAGAGTCAGTAACAACGAAGCAGTTGTTGCCTAATAGATTCTGGTTGTTATTACATAACGGTTCTAAAATAGGTACAATTCAAAAACACACAGACACACAATATGTGATTACTTGTGTAGATTCCACAATACTAACCATGTCGGAAGATGAAGTAAACACAAAATTCATACTGGATCATTCTGCAGAGACAGAGCCACAGGAACCTGAAAAAATATTGTATGACTATCCGACCAAACATGTTCCACACAACGGTGTATTTGATGTGCATAAAAAAATTGCTCTATACAGTAAAAGTGCAAACTCAGATAACATGTATGCGGCTGGATATTTTTTAGTGCATTTCCCAAAAGGCTGGGTACGAGGATTTTGCCCCAAACTGTCTACACTAGAAGGAAATGAATTTAAAGGACCGTTTAAAACTGTTACTGAACAAAAACAGGCTTTTTCACTAGTAAACAGGGCAAAATGATTGTTTAAATAGCACTATGAAGCAAGACGAAACATTACATATCAAAAATTTTATCGAAGCAATCAACAGAGCAGACAATTCTAGGCAAAAAGAAATGAAGTTTGATATCGAAACTATCAAAAGAGTTAGAAATGCTTTGAACATGTTGTTGCTAAGATTGGTAGATAAGCAAATCAACACGCCAAATCAGGTACAGGAAATTGAACTTACCGGCGGAGGATTTAAAGAGTAATGAAATCGGATGCTGGAATCTTTACACACTAAATTAAATTCGTTCACAAAGAGTGTTAACAGTCACAACAACTTCACATATGATATTGATAAGTTTTATTTTGACCACGACTTATTAGAATATTTTTTACTCAAACAAATAATGGCTCATATAAAGCCTAAAAATATTACTGCACTAGGTGGTTATACATGTTTAGATCTATGTGTTGCTCTCGAGGGGGTTGACTGCGACATTACAAATTACGAACCATTACAAGGCAAGTGGGCCTTGTCTGAAAAAGAATATCATTTGGTCACATATTTGATTAAACAATATTTTCAATTCAAAGGGGATTTCAAACATATCAAAGAAAAAGTTTCAAGCATTTCATCAATCAAGAAATCAAAAATGATTACTATAAACATTCCAGGTTTTGATCTCAGGCAATTTTGTGACTTAGACGAAGAAGAACGACCAGACACAATAGTATACAGTCATTACAATAAAATGATACACTTATCAAACTTGGTGAAAAACGATTTACAATACATAGTGAAAACATTGCCATTAAGATTTGTCACAAATCAGTGGCTCATATTTTCCACAAACAATTTTGAACAGATGGAAAAAATAGATTTTGTAGATTACAACAAAAAGTTTTTTGATCTGTCTGATGTACACTATATACATACAAATTATAACAATATGCAATATGAGGAGCACAAATGAAAATAGAAGATATTAAAGAAATTAAAATGATCACAAAAACAGTTTGTCCATACTGTGTCAAAGCGAAATCGTTATTGCAGTCAAAAGGATTAGAATGGACTGAAGAAAGCATAGAGGATCCTGCTGTCAGAGAATCATTCATGGCTGAGTATCCAACTGTGAGAACAGTGCCACAAATTTTCATCAATGGCAATCGTGTTGGTGGCTACGATGATCTTGTAGCACTAGAACTTGAATAAAAACCAACTCCCTGCTTAAATAGACCGATAAATACTCATTACATATGAGTAGGCCAAAACCAAAGACCTTGTTGCAACACACACACAACAAAAGTTTCAAGATGGAAGAAATCTTAGAGGCTTCTGCCATCTTTGCGGTGTTCTACAAACAGAAACCGATCAATTTAAAAACCTCTTCTATAGTGTCCAACTATCCAGGACCAAAATACAAGAAAGTTTCTTTTTCGAATCCTGGTCATGCTCATAACCTAGCACAGAAACTCAACAATATGTTCAAGACAAAAGATTTTGCAGTGTATGAACTAACCAAGGGCAAGTTGTTGAAAGATGAAACTCACTAAACTTGCACTTGCCAACATTGTTAAAGGACGATGCGGTGTTCCTGATTCCTTAAGAAGTCTACCTGCTATCATGTTCCGCAATATTAAAAGTGATGCAACTAATTTTCAATTGACCTACAAAGGATTTCACTTGCTAAAAAATTGTGATTTCAAGCATTATAAAATTAAATTGAAAAACACAATGACTGTGAAAGGCATGTTAAATCTTGATCGTGCCTGTGCATGTCCTTATTATATTAACACTAAAAAAACTTATGTATTATTCTTTTCTGAAAAACCTGCAGTCATGTTGCAATTACTAGACGGCGATCTAGAACACTTTGTACTATGATAATATTGACTTCAGGTTGTAGTTTCACACAATACAAATGGCCTACTTGGGCCAATTATTTGAAAGAATGGTCAACAGAGGAACAACCATATCAAGTGATTAATGTAGGAGATGCTGGTATTGACAACAGTATTATTGCTTATAGAATGATTGATTATTTGAACAACAGAATACGAGTGGGAGATTTTGAACGTTCTCATGATCCAAAAGATGTAGGAAAAGTTTGTGTTATGTGGACTGGGCATGAACGGTATTGTCCACAATACAAAGATATTGTGACTCATACAGATCTTAAGTATGTTGGAGAACACTTTCATCCAAATGAAAGATTAAGAAACTTGGCCATGTGTATGGATGTAGTCAATCTATTGTGCCAGACAAGAAACATAGAATGCTACAATTTCTTCTATTTTCAATTTACTCCCCAGGAAAGAAGGTACCTTGATCGTATGACTGCAGGCTCTTGGAATCTCAACCACACTGTGTTCTCTATGCATAGAAGTAATAAAAAACCACTCTACGATGATATACATCCTACACCTTTAGACCAATGGAGATTTGCCAATGAGGTAGTTGCTCCTTATATTGGATTGCCTAAGAAAGACAGTGTGCCTGAGATAGTGAAAGAACATGAAAAACTTGTTCGTGGGAAAAGAACTAAATTTATGGATCCAGATATGTCAAATTATTCGCACCGTGACAAACCTACATATTTCAATATCACTAAG